TTCGTACTTACCCACAAGATGACCATTTCTCCAATATCTTCCTCTATGGAAGTATATTTTATCTGTTATTTTTTGTTGATCAAAATAATAAGGTTCATTATCAACAATAGGTTTTCCTGCTGTAGTATTAATAGATACATTTCTCCATTTAGTTACAGGATAACCTTCAAACATCTTCATAAGCTTTTCACGAGCTGTTGTATCTGTTTTTCCTGAAGGTTTATATGAACTATAAGATGAGTAATTAGTATTACTATATCCATAAACACTACTGTTAGTAATAGTCCTTTCAATTTTTCTCATTTTTAGTTTTTCACCAGGTTTAATTGTAACTAACATATTAGCTTGTAAACTAAATACTGTAGGCTCTTTGTCTGTATGTTCTTTACTAAATCCTGGTTCACCACCTATCGCGTATAATGATTCCTTAATTGATGAAAAGTAGTAGTTATCAGTAAATTTACCTTTTGAATCTTTAACTCTATAAATAAACAAAGGTCTTTCTTCTTCTAAAGTTTCTGTACCAGCATATTTTTTAGATGCTCCTTTCCATAAATACATTGTATTAGGTTCATCTACATAATACCATGCTAATGCAGCAGCACCTTCATAATCTTTTAATACATTAAAGTATTTTGGATCATATTTAGCTTTAGCAAGAATAGATAATATTGTTTGAGAATCAACTTTTTCTTCTTTAACTTTATATTCTTTAGCTATTTCATCTTCATTACTAATAAATCCATTATGAACACCAATTAATACAGTTTTACCTTTTTTATTTCTAATTACAAAAGGGTGAGCACAGTCTATATCATCTTTAGTAGATTTTACACTTGCATTTCTTGTATGAATTAAAACATTATAGTTATTGTGTTTTTCATGTGTTGATAAATTCTTTTTTTCAATAAAATTTGTAAAATTAGCATCTTCTTTAACTCCTTTACATACTTTATCATTAATTACAATACCACATGAATCTGTTCCTCTAGTTACATTATAAATACCAAGTATTTTTAATTTATCAATGTTTGCTGGTTCATTACCAATATATCCTGAAAGTCCACACATTAATTTAATGTTTTATTTATTAATTTAATTATTTCATTATAATAATAATCACTGCCTTTATTCATTTTCTATTGTAATTTTACCAGAAAATAATGTACAAGTATTAATATCCCATTCACCTAATCTTTGTACTGATTTTCTAGGTTTTGGGTAAATAATAGCCACTTTTCTCTTAGTGTTGTTTAAAATATTCGGTTTAGTTAAAATTAAACCAATAGAATTATTAGAAGATTTAATTATTTCTCCAGGTTCACCAGAAGGTTTTAAATCTTTTGTATCTTTAATTGTTACTTTCATTGTATTTATAGCTTATTTTGTATTATTTTAACAATTTGTTCGTAATATGCTTCAGAACCTATATTAGACAACGCAGGAGCAGAATTAGTTTCTAGAACAATATATTCACAAGTTTTTCTTTTATTTCCATCTTTATCTTCAGAACTTTGAACTCTAACATCTACCGCACATATATCTAAACCTACTGCTTTACAAGCTTTAATACAATCTTGTTGTATTTCTTCCCAATTAATAGGTTTATCAAATAATGGATTTTCTTCACCTATCCATACACAATTATCGGAGTTAAAATACCATCTATCTTTAGCATCATTTTTACGAAGTTTTCTCCAAGATAAAAAATTACCATTTTGTGTTACATGTAATCTATATTCTCTAGCATAGTTATAATATTCTTCAAATATATAGTTATTTAAATCTTTACCTTTCATCCATGTTTCTAAAGATTTGTGGTCTTTATGTAGAGTATTACCAGCACCACCTTGACCAAATAATGATTTAGATATTATAGGATATGATAAGTCTCCTCTTTCAATTATTGTTTTATTAGCTTCCCAAGTATACCAATTCGCAGTTTTAACATCATTATTAGTAAAAGCTTCTTTCATTTCTCTTTTATTACGAGATATTTCAATAGCTTCTGTTTTGTTAATTTCTAATATATCTTGTCTGGATGTTATCTCTTCAATTGGAGTTAAACTACCTAATCTAACTATTATTGGTTTTGAATAAAACGTATTATATAACTTATCTCTTAATTTATCAGCAGTAAAATTTTTAGTTCTTAATCTTACTCTAAATTTTGTTATTTGTTTTTTAACAGCTTTCTTCAACATGTTTTTTCTTTCTTTTGTATAAATGTATATTAGAAAATATACCAGATTCATGTACTTTGTTTGATGTTGTTAATTCAGACCAATCACACTGATCTAATTCACCCTCATCATTTAATAAATGTAATAATAAGTGTTTATTACCTGTTATATAATATAATCCTTCTGTATCAAAATATGGACTATTTATTTTGTTTATATTTGATATATAACTATCTAAATCTCCATTATACCAAAGTCCTATTCTACATAATAATGTAAATAAACTTAATAAATAAGGTTTTTCAATCCATTGCTTAGAGAATAAAATAACTAACTTATTATCATCACATGTTACTGTGCTTAATTCATATTCTCTTAATATTTCAATCTCATTTAAAAAAGCCTGTAAATTTACACCTAATTCCTCTAAATTTTCAATTATTGGTTCATATTTATTATTAAATAAATAAGGATACATACATAATTTCAATACATCTTGTTTATTTATAATTCCCTGATAATTAGATTTTTGATGATAAATCTCCATTTCTTTTTGTGTAAGTTCAGACCATACAATATCTTGTAAAAAATCTTTACAACAAACACCTAAATGTATGCCTTCATAATCGTCATTTAAAAATTGAAAAGCCCATCCATCATGCTTTCCATTATAAGTTTTTCCGTATTCTTTTAATTTTACCATTGTATTTCAGCTAATTTACCATTCATTTTTACTAAAAGCTCATTTGCTTTTTTAAAATGTTCACATCCTTCAAATCTGGTTATTGGATTACAATTTAATGGACTTGGGTGTCCTGCTTCTAATATATGATGTCTTGTACAATCTAAATGAATTTTATATTTTCTAGCATCACTACCCCATAACATCCAAATTAATCCTGGATTTTGAGTATTTAAATATTGAATAACATAATTAGTAAATGGTTTCCATAGTGTTAAATGTGCACCTGGAGTACCTTCAATAGTAGTTAAAGCTGTATTTAATAATAATACACCTTGTTTAGCCCATCTTTCTAAATTAGTGTCTTGGTCTATAAACAAATCAGAATGTGAACCATATACATCCATAGCCACTTCTCTTAATATATTCTGAAGAGATTTAGGAACATAATAGTCATTTTCATTTGCTTTTTTATAGCTAAATGCTAATCCATGAGCTTCAGGTTTATCAAATCTAATTCCATGATATGGATCTTGACCAATCACAACTACTTTAAGTTCATTATAAGGACAATATTTAAAGGCATTGAAACAATCTGTATCAAAAGGAACTACTCTTTTACCATTTGCTTTTTCAGACTTTAAATGATTGATAATATCATCAAATTGTGGAGATTCAATAAAAGGTGTTAATATTTTAAACCAGTTTTCTTCAAATAAATCTTTTATTTTATTAGCTTGCACGCTTCTTCTTTATTATATTTTTTAACAAAATCACTAATATCTTTAACTCCAAATTCATCTGGAATTAAGAAATATTCTATATTCAATTGTTCAGACATTATTTTAGTACATATTTTACCAGATTCATCATTATCATAAAATAATACAACATGTTTAAATCTACCTTTTAAATGTCTTATAAAATCAGGATTTATATAATGACCTTCGCCATGTGTAGCTACAGCATTATACCCTAATTCATATAAACACATTACATCTTTCATAGATTTAGTTAGATATATTAAATCTCCTTTTTCTGGAAGTTGGTCATAACCCATTATATCCTTATCATTATTAGCATTTGTAAGCCATCTTTCATATTTAGGTGCTGTTGGAACATATATCTTGCAATTATTTGTTCTTGGAAAATGATAAGCATATATTGGATAATTTTCTACGTAACAACGTCTTAATTCATTCTCAATATATACACATTTACAAGAATATACATTGTATTTTATCAATGTTTCAATACTAATACCATATTGAATCCAATAATTTTCATCTATTTTAGTATATTCTTGTTTAGTAAATTCTATCTTTTTCTTTTTATTTTCTTTAATAATATTATAGTTACTATTCTTATCTTTTAATCTTTCTACACTATATCCATTACTTCCAAATCCAAGATTAAAATCTCTATTAATTTGTTGACAAGCTTCCCAAAGAGTACAATTATTATAAACATGTTTCATTACATATTTAAAACAATCACCTCCTTCTTTAGTAGATAAATCTTTATACATTAGCTTATCAAGATGTATATTGTAATATACTCCAAAACTAGGGTTTTTATCAGTTCTATAAGGAGCTGAGAATATTTCATTCACTTCAAATTCATATGGAATATATCTTCTGAATATTTGTTCATCTGTAATAAATTTAAGAATATTTTGTGTAGATAATTGTAAGGTATTTATATGTTTTGTTGAAATCATATTATAAATTTAAATAATTATAAGGCTTGACGATATTTCATTTAATGTCCAAGGGTATCTGTAGTGTGGACTATTAACTTCACCACCTCTCACAATAAACTCACACTTAGCTATACTTCAGATACATCAGAGAATCCTCTAATGCAAATAGCACCTTATAACTATTTAATTAATTAAAATAGTGATTCAGTACTGGTAGTAGATGGTTCTTCTTTTGGAAGTTCTTTAACATATACTTTTGAAAGTGCTTTTTCAGCACCTACTTCTTCATATTTAGTCAAAGATGCAAATGCTCTATATTTAGGAAAATTAAGCTCTGTACCTTTTTTACCAGTTACAGGATTAATATATTCCTTACCATTCAGAGTAACCCAAAAATAATTATCCTTAACAATATCAGTTAATTTTTGTGACCATTCTTCATAGCTAATATCACTAGGAAGGTTATTAACAGCATCTCGTACACCTAAAGTATCAGCTAAATTTGCAATAGTTTCAGCCACCTGTTTTTCCATATCAGGATTAGACATAAATACAGTGTGAACTGTACCTATTTGTCCATATTTACCTTCAACTGGCACAAATCCTTCTTGAGTTACAGGTTCAGTTTCTAACTCAAATTTAAGCTTATAACTACCAGTTTTTGACTGATGTGATAAAACATTAGTTATTTTCACCTTATATTGTCCAGGTGTTAAATATTTGTTAATTGTTTGTTTCTGTGTTGTTGTTACTGTACTCGTATTAATCATATTAATATTCTTCTTTTTTTATTTCTTCTTCAATTTGTTTTAAAGATCCTGTAGCCATTGTAATTTCACTATTCCAATATCTTAGTGGCTCATCAAATACACTATTAAGTTCATTAAATGGTTTATAAATAGAATTTAAAGCAGCTGCACTAGTATAAGCTTCCTTTTTTCCATAAGGCTTATTTTTCATTCTCTTTTGTGTAGCTAATCCAATGTTATCTATTTCTTGTTTAGGTTCACTAAAATACCTAAAATCAGGATGCATACTATAAAAAATAAATCCAGGATTATTATTATCAACTATTGGATGAGGTGTTACTTCAAATATTGTTGTGTTATAATTAACACTTAATTCTCTCCAATCAGCTGTAGATGTAATCCTACCATTTGTCTTATTTAGCAAATATCCATTTACTTCATCACTTTTGAAAATATAAATTGTCTTATTTTCAGGATCTTGAGCAAATCCAACATAATTTTGTTCATCTTTTAATCCTAATAAAGATATTAATGCACTTGATATATAAATATCCCTCTTATTAGCGATTAATTCAATACAGAAATTATCTCCAAATTTATCTTTTCTTTCAACTCTATTACCTTTTACTAATATACTATGACCTGCAAATTCCTTATCTATCAGATTTATTTCATCTAATGTTATTTCTGCATTTGCATTGAAATAAAGAGATTTAGGATTTTTTGTAGAGTATAGTGCTGTAAAAGTATCTGTTTTTTCATCATACAATTTTAACTGCACAGTAGTATCTCTAGGTATTGTAGTAAAATAAGGATTTCTTACTACACCTAATCTACCAAGTAGTTTATATCTTTGTATTGTTCTATTTTGTAGTTGTTCTTCTGTTAAATTTGTCATTATTCACCTTTGTTATATTTATCTATTAATTCAGATACAATACTTAAATCATTTGGTATATATAAATCATTAAACATACCAACAGGAGATTTAGCAGGTAATTGACCATTGTTATTAGTGACAAATTCATATTTAATTTTATTATCTGCACCTTTACTGGCCCTACTATATAATACCACTGTAAAAAGTCCTTCTAAAGTTAAATAATCATCAATCATTTTACCAACAGTCTTCATTTTAAAGCCATATTCTTTATTATCTTCTGGATGCCATAAGAAATAAACTTTAAGATCTTTTCTTGCATTTTTAGCTGCTTGTACAATTTTACTCATATTAACACCTATATCTGCAAATTTACCATACCCATTTTCCTTAGCTCTTGACATAAACTCAAAAGCCATAATAAATTGACCATCATCTATTACATAATTTTTAATATCTGGTCTTTTTTCAGATACAAATTTGATAGATTCGGCTATAGTATTACTATCTGATGTTTCAACATAGTTACCACCCTCACTTAATTTTCCACCATAATGTTTTTGCCATCCTCTAAATGGTAAATCTTTACCTGCAACATTGCACACTACAGTTTCTTTAGGGTTTAATCCTTTAATTTCAATTTCTGGTAAAATTCCATAACTAGTAGATTTACCACTTCCACTAGGTCCTACAATCGCAATTGCGCTCATTAATTATATTTACTTATTTTTCAATTGTTACAACTACATTATTTTTTATTACTAATCTATAACCTTTTTGATTTGGATATTTACCAGAAGAACCTAATGTTTCCATCATTTTTAATATATCTTCTGATAATATTTCTTTACCTATTTTTTCTAAGTCATAACCTAAAACTCTTTCAAAATATCTCAAATAAGCATGTTCAGAAATAATTGTGTCTTTCTTTTCAAAAGAATTTAATTTCTCTGTTAAAGTTTTTAATTCCTTTTCATGTAAACTTAATTCTTTATTTTTACCAGATATTTCTAGTTTTAAATTGTTAATTTTAGCTTTTACGTCCGCTATATGTACTTGTAGTTGTTTTAAAGCATTTTTCATAGTTAAATATATTTATTGTATAATTCTGGGTTGTTTATAAATTCTTCAGCTGGAGGTAATTCTTCAAAGTAATTTGATGCACCATTGAAGAATAGATCTACATATGTATTAGCTAATCCATAATGTCTATCTTTAAGAAATATAAGACTTCTATATCTATCATTTAATTTAGTAATATCATATTTTCTATATTTAGCTATTTTATATCTAGCTGGAGAAAATAAACCTAATACTAAATCACAATCTCTGGCTGTCTCTTTATTATTAGCTAGACCATTGAGAGAAGGTTCTAGTTTCTGCTCAATAGTTTCACCTTTATAAAATTCCATTCTTTCTGTCTCAGCAGCCTGTTGATGAACATTAATAACTGTACAGTTAAATCTCTTACAAAATTGCTTTAAACAGTATTCTTTACTAAAATTACCAATGGTTTGATGTTCCCCCATACCATTCTCTGGAGTTAGTAGAGAAATGTGGTCATTAATAATAAAATAATGTGTATCTGTAAGATGTTTATAACCAATAGTTATTTTATCTTTACCTTCATTTATTTCTTCATATAAATTATGTCCAACACTTGGATTATTAAAATAATCTCTTACATGTTTATAAATACCAAATGGATTATGAACATAATCTATTACTTCTACAAATGAAGCTAATTCATTAACAAAGTTTTCACATTCACGTATTTTAGCTAAATTATCTTCAGAAATAGTGTATTGACCTAAAGACTTTAATTGTGCGGTAGATAATTCAATATTAAATTTCTCATAAAGCATTGTGCTTATAAAAGATAGCCAGAATTCTTCCTGTGTTTCTTCTAATGCAAAATACCATAGTTTAACTTTAGTAGCTGGGTTTTGCTTAATAAAGTTATATACGGATGTTATACAAAAGAATTTAGTGAATTTAGTTTTACCTATACCACTTGCTGCTGTTAATTCTATTAATTTACCTTTCTCAAAACCAGGAAATTTTTTAGCTAATCTGGGAAATGGTGGTTGTATTGATAGTTGTTTACCTTCATCTTTAATTTGTTTATTCTCTAATATTCTTTTGTAAACTTCATCAAACATTTTTACTCCAAGGGTCTATTTTTTCAATATCATCATCTTTCATTACCTCTAAAATAGCTAAGAATTCTTTATTATTTAACCAAGTTATACTAGCTTTCATAAATTTTAAATCACTAAACATTTTACCATTTGAATTATTAGTACGCATTTCTATTTCATATTTTAAAGCTGTAATAATATCCTCATGTTTATATTCTTCTAGTAGTTTTTTATAAAGCTTTTTACATTTTTCTTGTTCTGTTCTTAAAACTCTGGTTCTAGGATAATGTAATATTTTGTCTGATGTTGGAAATGTTTCCCAAAACTCATTGAATTGATATTCAAAATTAGTTTTTTCAAATGTTATGTCTAATTTTTTGAAATCTTCAAATTTAGTTTTAAGATTAAATATAATGTCTTCTCCTTTATCTGTCACATAAAGATTTTCCACTATTTCAAATCCTAATTCATCACTATATATCCCTAAGAACCCTCGTCTTACCAAATTTTGTAATAATAACTTTCTCTGTTTGTCTATTTGTAGTATTT